AAAAGGATAGATTATATTCAAAGTTTAAGGACGGCGAAATCAAAATGTCTTGGGTTGTTTTTGATTATGAAAGAGAATGGAGGTGTGTACAATGTTGGAGATTAGAAAATACAACATCTTTTTGCTATAACTACTGTGATGACAGTATTGCATGGTACTTTGAATATTCTAAAGAACATAGACGATGGATGAAAGTAATGGTATTCACAAAACTAGACACGATCGTAAGAGAATCAGATTAAATTAAATAACCTTTAAAAATAGAACATATCAAACAATTGGAATTAATTTCAACACACATTGTTAAAACATCAGATATTGGATTTCATGGAAATCTGTTCGGTGGAAAACTTATGGCATGGATTGACGCTTCGGCAGCGGCATTCGCAGTTCAGGTCTGTGATACTCCTAGAATGGTAACAGTATCAATAGATAAATGTATTTTTAAGAGGCCTGCTCGGCAAGGTCAACTTCTAAAAATATATGGAGAAGTTACTAAAGTAGGAGATACTTCAATTATGTTGAGGATCGAGGCAAGAAGTCATAATGTTTATTCTGGAAAGCAGAGTATTATATTAGATACAAACATAAAATTTGTCAGAATAGACGAAGAAGGACATTCACTACCAATCTCAAATAAAGTAAAGAAGAAATATGCCGCCCAAGAAAAAACTACCTAGCCTGGATTTAGAAAAAATACGTAAGATTAAAAGACATTGGATTAAAACATCTTTTGTGCTTGCTCTTATAATTCCATTTATTGCTGGTTTAGTTATTAAAGATTGGTCTATTTACACAAACGCTCTTTCAGATTTTGGCACTCATCCAGCTTCAGCAGGAATTTGGTCAGTATATCTAATAATAATTGCAATAGGTATTTGGTTACATGGAATGCAAAAAATTGAAGAAAGTTATGATGGAGTTAGAGCACATATACTTTATTACATAATTAATATCGCTACAACATCTCTGATACTTACTGCTTTTATTACAGAGACATTTAGAAGTCTTCATGCATTCGTAGCTGGAACATTCTTTATATCATACATGGTCTTCATATTTATGTATGGGTTTTGGCAACTTAAAACTAATCTAAAGGAAGGAGCACCTAGTATTGTAGCTGGTCTTTTACTTCTATTAACAACACTTCTTATTATACCATTCCAAGGTCTTGCAATATTTGAAATAGCATACGTTGTAATAATAGTTGCATGGAACCATCTAATACAACGAAAGGATAGAGTAGAAAAGCTTTCTAACATGTTTAAGGTCGATGAAACAAAGGAGTAGGGTTTTATATAATATCATACCAAACAAAAACCTTTTAAAAATAATATGGTTGATTTAAACGAGTTAATACAAGGTAAGAAGCCGTCAGTACTTACATCTGATGAATTTGTACATCTAATCGAAACATATGTAGATATTTGTTACTCAGGTGGAAGGATGGGACAATCATATATGGCTGCGATGTTTAAGGTAAGACCTGATATTCACAAAGAAGTTGACAAGTGCGATTATAGAGATTGCTTCTATGACGATGAAAAGATAACTAACTTAATTAATTACTTAAACGGAAGACCATGGAAAAGCTAACAACTGCAGAAATTACACAATCAATTGCTACTCTAAAAATTATAGAGCCGCAAACTCAAGAAATTAAAAAACAAATACAAAAACTTCAACAGCAATTAACAAATTGTTAATAACTTTTTTAAAATTAATCACTAAAATGTTTCAGGTTCAATATAAAATGATTATATTTAACTATAATTAAAAACAAACAAACTATGCAAACATTAAGAGTTCTACAAGACTTCGTAAACTTATCTAATGAATCAAATTCTAACACTCATAAAAAAGAAGTTATTGAATTTTATTCATCTAATGAAATCGTAAAATCTTTATTAGAGTATACGTATAATACTTTTAAACAATATGGTATTACGTCTAGGAATTGTAAGAAGAGAAGTGATTTAATTGCAGATGCAAATAACTACGAAAGTATCATAACTTTATTGGATGATTTGAATAACAGAACGCTCACTGGGCATAATGCTATAAAAGCTTATAATAGGTTCGTAGAAGACCACCGAGAATACGAGGATTTACTTTGGAATATTATTGATAGAAACCTCAAAACAAGGTCTACTATCACCATGATTAACAAGGTGATCCCAAACTTGATTCCAACATTTGATGTTGTATTGGCTCAGACATATGATGAAAAATCAAAAAAGAACTTAGACTGGCAAGATGGTTGGTATATGAGTCGTAAACTAGATGGTGTAAGATGTCTTTGTATTATAGACGATAAAGGAGAAGCTAAGTTTTATTCTAGAGCTGGTAAAGAATTCAAAACATTAAGTAAATTAGCATTTGAATTATCAAGTCTTGGTTTAAGTGATGTAGTTCTAGACGGAGAAGTTTGTGTAATGGACGAAGAAGGAAACGAAGATTTTCAAGGAGTCATCAAACAAATCAAACGTAAAGATTTTGATATGCCAAATCCAAAGTATATCATCTTTGATTACTTAACACTTGAAGATTTCTGTAGAAAGGAAAGTGATACTATTTTAAGTGATAGATTAAAGAACTTAGACGTACTTGATACGTTAAAGTCACCTAACTTGACAAAACTCAAACAAATACGAAATTATGCTGACGATACTTTTGAATATTACGTAGATGAAGCTATTGAAAAGGGTTGGGAAGGCTTAATGTTACGTAAAGATACTGTGTATGAAGGTAAAAGATCTAAAGACCTTTTAAAAGTTAAGAAGTTCTATGACGCAGAATATAAAGTAATTGATATTGAACATGATTTCAATAGAGTTATAGTAGACGGAGAAGAAGTAGAAGAGATGATGTTGAGGAATGTTGTAATAGAACATAGAGGTAATAGAGTTTCTGTAGGAAGCGGATTTTCTCACGAACAAAAAAGACAATATTATGCAAACCCAGATATGATAATGGGTAAGACTATTACCGTACAATATTTTGAAGAAACTACTAATCAAAATGGAACTCAATCATTAAGATTTCCAACAGTGAAAGCAGTTTACGAAGGAGAAAGAACATTTTAATTATGAGTATATTGGAAACACTTGGAATATTAATGCTATTAGTATTAAGTTTCGTTTTTCATATATTAGTATATGAAGATGATTACATAGAGAAGTGGTATTGGAAATTACTATCGGCTTGTATCATCCTAGGTATTTCATTCACAGCAATAATGGGCTATTAAAAACATTTAAAAACAAATATGAGAGTAGAGTTAATAAGTAAAACAGAAGGCGCTGGTAGATATGAAGATCTAGACAATGGTGCAATTATATCAGCAATTGCAAGACATGGAGCTATAAAAGAAGATAATGGTAAACTCGTAAAGTATTTAATGGACAACAAACACTGGAGCCCGCTACAGCATGTTTCGTTTGGATTCTTAATTAAAACAAGGCGAAGTATATCAGCCCAGATATTTAGACATAGGAGTTTAAATGGACAAGAATGGAGTTTAAGATATTCTGAACCTGTTGGATTTGAAAAGATTGATTTAAGAAGAGAGCATCCTACGAATAGACAGAGTTCTACAGAGTCATTTAATCCAATATGGAAAAACTTCCACTTTGATGGAGGATATATTAGCGAAGATTATACACAAGATGCAAAGACTGCGATTAAAGAACATATGAAATCTACTGCTGCATTGTATGATAAATTGATAGAATCTGGCGTTGCAAAAGAATGTGCAAGAGATATTCTACCATTATGTACAAAGACAACAATCCACGTTACAGCAACGTTAAGAGATCTGTTAGGATTCTTAAATGTAAGATGTGACGATCATGCGCAGAAAGAAGTAAGAGATATTGCAACACGAATTGGAGAAGAATTAGAAATCGCATTACCAGGAGTATTCAGTAAATTAGACTGGAGAAATGGAATGTTCATGTAAAATAAGTATGAAAGATGCTATATTAAAACCAAAGCAGTATAAGAAGAAGGGGTCATCCCGGTTCATGCAGGTGGTTCCAAACAAGAAAATGAATGATATAAAGGCATATCCTGATTGGTTCATCGACGTGTCATTCTATACAAATAAATCAAAAACATTAAAGGATTGTTCTACTATCATTAAATCCGATTTGGAGAATCATATGAGAATGTATATTCGTGAAGGATGGGAGGAGACAGATTATGTTGATATTTTATCTAATAAGGATGAAACAAATATCAAATCTTAATATATAACTTCCTATTAAATTAAACATACAACTAGAATATGAGTAAATTATTTGAAGATCGTATACATTATAAACCATTTGAATATCCAATATATTACACTGAAGGCTGGCTTAAACAAGCTCAAGCCTTTTGGCTTCATACTGAGATTGCAATGCAAGGAGATGTAAAGGATTGGAAAGAGAAACTATTACCTCATGAAAAACATTTAGTAGGAAACATATTACTAGGATTCGCACAAACCGAATGCGCTGTTTCAGATTATTGGACAGGTATGGTTACTAAATGGTTTCCAAAGCATGAGATAAAGCAAATGGCAATGATGTTTGGAAGTCAAGAGACTATTCATGCCGTTGCCTATTCTTATCTTAACGAAACTTTGAAACTTGAAGACTATGAAGCGTTCTTACATGAACCTTCAACAGCTAATAAGTTTGAATATTTAATGAGAGCTGGCGGTAATTATACACATAAAGATTTAGCAAAATCACATGATGCTAGAAAAAATGTTGCAAGAAGTTTAGCAATATTTAGTGCTTTTGCAGAAGGCGTAAGTTTATATAGTTCATTTGCAGTTCTTTATAGTTTTCAGATGAGAAATATGTTAAAGGGTATTGGACAACAAATGAAATGGTCAGTTAGAGATGAGTCCTTACATTCTAAAATGGGTTGTCAATTATTTAATCACATGTGCGACGAGTTTCCTGGTTTAAGGGAGGATTCTAGAGAATCTATTATCGAAGCAGCTCATGCTATTGTAGAATTAGAAGAGACATTCATCGATAAGATGTTTGAATTAGGAGACCTTGAAAACCTTAAGAAAGAAGATTTGAAGGAATTTATCAAACAAAGAACAAACGAAAAACTAGTCGAACTTGGATATGATTCTGTATTTGAAGTAGACAATGAAAAAGCAGCAGAACTTGAATGGTTCTACCACTTAACTGGTGGAGTAACTCACACGGACTTTTTCGCAATCAGAAGTACGGATTATTCTAAAGCAGGAGAAGATGATAATTGGGATGCAGACGATTTATTTTAGAAACTAAAAGAACACTTAATATTTATGAAAAATAATGCCAAGCACTTGGGCTGGAAGTTAAACGTAGACTTTCCAGCATGGGCAAATACAGAAGTCTATATACAGACAATATCGAATGGATATTTATTAGAAGGAGAAACTCCTAAAGATGCATATTGGAGAGTAGCTACTACGGTTGCAAATAGACTTAAGAAGCCAGAAATGTCAACAAAATTCTTTGATTATATTTGGAGAGGCTGGCTGAATTTAGCGTCACCGGTATTATCAAACACGGGAACAGAAAGAGGCTTACCGATCTCTTGTTTTGGTATTGATATTGCAGATTCTATATATGATATTGGTCGCAAGAATTTAGAGTTGATGTTATTAGCTAAGCATGGAGGAGGAGTTGGTATCGGTATCAACCAAATTAGACCAGCGGGAGCAACTATTGCAGAAAATGGAACTAGTGATGGTGTTGTACCGTTTTGTAAAATATTTGATTCAACAATACATGCGACCAGCCAAGGTTCTGTTAGGCGAGGAGCAGCAAGTGTTAATATCAATATAGAACATAATGATTTTATGGACTGGTTAGAAATTAGAGAGCCTAAGGGTGATGTAAATAGACAATCATTAAATTTACACCAGGCGGTTTTAGTTGGTGATAAGTTCATGAGAGAATTAGAACTTGGAGATAAAACTGCTAGAGAAAAATGGGCAGCTTTATTAAAGAAACGTAGACAGACAGGAGAACCTTATATCATGTATAAGGGTAATGTTAATAAGAACAACCCTGAAGCATATAAGAAAAATGGTCTTAAGGTATTTATGACTAATATTTGTTCAGAAATTGTTTTACATACCGATGAGAGTCACAGTTTTGTATGTTGTTTAAGTTCTTTAAACCTATCAAAACATGATGAATGGAAAGATACTGATTTAATATATACTGCTACTTGGTTTTTAGATGGAGTCCTTGAGGAATTTATACAAAAGGCAAAACATAGACAAGGATTTGAGAATTCAGTAAGAAGCGCAGAGAAGGGAAGAGCATTAGGCCTTGGAGTTCTTGGATGGCATACTTATTTACAACAGAGAGGAATTCCTTTTGAAGGTCTTCAAGCTCAATTCGAAACACGTAAGATATTCGGTCAAATTAAAACAGAATCTGAACAAGCTTCTAGAGATATGGCTAAAGAATATGGAGAACCTCTATGGTGCGTTGAGACTGGTTTTAGAAATACACATTTACGAGCAGTTGCTCCAACAGTATCAAATGCAAAATTAGCTGGAGGTGTTTCCAGTGGTATTGAACCAATCCCAGCAAATATTTACACAGACCAATCAGCTAAAGGAACTTTTATTAGAAAGAACTTAGAACTTGAAAAGGTATTTAAGAAGATTGGTATTGACAATAAGAAAACATGGGATAAGATATTAGCAGATGGAGGATCAGTTCAAGATATTAATGTACTAGACGATTGGGGCTATACTAATGGTAAGCTCATAGAGATTAAAGATGCTAAGGAGTTTATAGAACCAATTCCAGTAAAAGATGTATTTAGAACTTTTAAGGAAATTAATCAAATGGATTTGGTTAAACAAGCAGGTATAAGACAGCAATATATCGACCAGTCAGTTTCATTGAATTTAGCATTTCCATTAGAAGCAACTCCAAAGTTTATGAATCAGGTTCATTTAGAAGCATGGAAATGTGGAGTTAAGACACTTTACTATGTTAGAACAGAATCAGTATTGCGTGGAGATATTGCTGCACATGCAATGGAAGACTGTACAAGCTGCGACGGATAAATGAAACAAAATAATATGCAAGAGTATAATAAATTAGAAGGATTTCCTAAATTATATAGTGTATCACTAAATACAAGTGAAGATAGGCGAATAGATTTATTAAAAGCATGTAGATTACATTGTATTGATGTTGAAATAATGAAGGTACCTAGATTTCCTGCATGTAATAGTTTAATATCTGGCAATATGTCGGATAGTATTCAAGATAATGTCGCGTTAGGTGTAACAGCAAACCACATTAGAATGATTCGAAAATGGCTGAACGAAACAAGTGATGAATCTGCAGTATTCTGTGAAGATGATTTATCATTTGAAACTGTTGGTTTATGGGATTTTACTTGGCAAGATTTTATGAATTCACTACCATATAATTGGGGTGTAATTCAATTATGCTCTATTAGACAAGATGACTTCGAATTTGGATTAACTAATTTATGGACTAGCATGTCTTGGGGAGCTAACTGTTATTTAATGAAGCGAGATTTTGCAGAAGAGCTTGTTGATAGAGTTTGCTCTCCTTCCTCTGAAGATTCTTTTGAATTTAACATGGACGAAATAATAAACGATAAATCGCATATGTTTGGATTACCAGAGGACGTAATATACATAAAAAATGGATCAGGTACTCAGA